CTGACAGGCCCTCGATTGCAGCGCGCCCTCCGTTCAGCATCGGGATCATGTCGGCGCCAGCTTTGCCGAACAGGTTCATCGCCGCAGCGGTCTTGGCCGCGCCGTCGGGCATGGACTTGAACTTGTCAGCAACGCGCAGCATGATCTCATCTGCGCTCAGCATCTTGCCGCGGGCGTCTGTGGCACTGATGCCCAAAGCGAGCAGGGCGTCTTTTGCTGGACCTTTGCCCTCGGTCGCCAGCTGGCTCAGGCCCCTATTCAGTTTCACCAGGGCTTTACCCACCGCGTCGATGTTGGTTCCCCCTGCATTGGCGGCCTGCTGAAACTTGCTCAGGTTCTCAACACTGGCTCCAGTCTTCTGCGCTAGGTCGTTCATGTTGTCGGCTGCATTGATCGCCGATCCCGCCATGGCGGACAGGCCCGCGGCCGAAAGCAACGGGGTCAGAGTGCCCATGGCACCCGCCAAGCCGCCCATCCCTGCGGCGCCGGTCAACGCCTTGAGCCCGCCGGCCGCCGCGGCGGCCTTGCTCTGCAGCCCGCCGATGCTGCGGCCCAGAGCTCCGACAGCACCCTCGCCCTGGACGTTGGCCTTGATGTTCAGCAGCGCGCTCAGCGTCGTTGCCATCAGCGGCTCCGCTCCTGCGCTGCGCGTTCGTAGGCCAGCTCCAGCGCCCGCCGCTCCATCACCTGCAGATCCTCGAGCACCTCGCGCATGTTCGACTCAGCAGGCAGATACAGGCTACCGACACTCAGCACTGCCTGATAGTCCAGGCCGTAGACCCCGCACGGCCCCAGGGCGCTGGGTTCACCGCTGCGCCACTGCGTCGAGCAGCGCAGGAACAGCTCCACCGCCGGCCAGTTCTCAGCCCACACGGGGAAGTCCACCGGCGCCAGGGCCTCGGGCGGCAGCTCGAGGTTGTAGGCCTTGGCATCCTCTAGCAGGTCTGGGTTTGGTTGCCCCCCGCCGCCGAACCAGTGCTCGACGGCGGCTGTCAGTTTTTTGCCTTGGCCCCGGGGATGCTCTCGTTCCAAGCCGCCAGGATGGCGTCGGCCACGTCGCCCACGTTCAGCAGCTGGGCCAGGGTGCTCTCGCTGAATGGCACCGGGGCGGCGTCCTTTTCCTCGCTGTCGAGGATCCCGCTCCAGCCCACCACCAGCTCGGCGGCGATCTGGCGCGGGGTGAGCAGCTCGCCCTCGAGGTCGCCGGCCTCGATCCGGCCCTTTTGCACCAGCAGCTGACGGCCCAGCTGCTCGCGGCGCTCCTGGCTCACCCGGGCGAACTCCACCTCGAAGGTGTAGGACCGGAAACGGCCCCCGTCCTGGGGGACCTTGACGGTGACGGGCCAGGAGTAGGACGGGGACTGATCGAGGATGAAGGCCATTCGGGCTGCGTAGGCGTAGGGATCAGGTGAACACGAACTCGTGGTCGTCGTAGCCGTCGCTCGCGTCGGGGATCGGCAGGAACGGCAGCTTGAGCAGCTCCACGCCGTCGCCGTCGTCGTACTCAGGATCGCCCAGGCTCACGGTCGGAGCGGCAAACGAGACGATGTTCCCGGCGGTGGTGCCATGGGTCCATTCGATGTTCCCCAGGGTCTGGCCGGCCGCGGCGGTGAAGAAGTCCTTTTGGGCCATGGTCGGGGATTCGATCATGATCTCGCCCTCGGGCTTGCGCTCCGTGTCGATCCTGATCTGCTTGGTGCACCCGGCCCGCTGGTGGAACTTCGGCGACCGGCCGCTGTTGAACGTGAACGACTCCAGGCAGACCCCGTAGCTGAACGCCTCCACCGGGGTGGTGTTGTCGGCGCCCACGAACAGGGGCTCGGCCTGGCTGCTGTAGGTGAGCGACGGGTTTGATGCGTCGGTGGGCAGGGTGTAGAAGCCCAGGCCGGTGAACTTGCCCATGGGCAGGGCGCCCACCTTGAGCTCGAAACTCAGCTCGCCGCGCACGCCGGAAAGAACGTGTTTCTTGCCGCCGTGGCGCACGTCGATGGAAAGGCTTTCGTAGGAGGCCCCGATCGGCGCATAGGTCACGCTGGTGCTGGCCACGATCGTCTCGCCATAGCCCGCCGCCCTGAAGAACAGGCCGCACTTTGGCGCGGTGCCAGCGGTGCCGCTGCCCACCAGCTCAAAGCTGAACTCGATCTGGGCCAGCTTCTGGGTTACGTACCGCGGCCGGCTGCCCACGTAGGGGCCCAGGATGTCGCGCTCTGCCAGCTCCATCTGGAGCGGCGAGAGCTTGAGATCGTTCATCACCCGGATGGCGTCCGTCCCGGCCGGCGCCGGGCTCGGCACCGACCCGTAGGAGCTCTCAGCCTTCGCCAGGATCAGGCGGTTATACGTCAGCGGCATTGTCCTGGGCCTCGGTCAGAGGGGCGGGAGTGGGTTCGTCTGCGGCGGGTTGCCTCTCCCACCGCCCGGCCTTCGCGTCGAGCACGTAGGACCCGCCCTCACGGGGCCGCGGCGGGATCGGGGGTGGTGTCTTGCTCACGCTGCGCAGGCGCAGAGGATGGCCCCATCGTAGCGAGGCCGCCCAGCGGGGCTCAGCTGTCCCACGGCTCGAAGCCAGACGGCCGATAGGCCTGGCTTTCAACGATCGTCACCGCGTCGGAGTTGTAGAACACGCGGGTCGCAACCCTGAATGACGGGGTGCCAGTCCATGCCGATACGTTCGCCCCGGTGCCGGCGGCAGGATCCGAGCTGGTTGTCCATGATCCGTTCAGGCCAAGCCATGCCTTTTTGTTGTCGAAGTCAACGGCAACCATGTAAACGTTCGTTCCACTGCTCCAGCTGGGCAGCGTCCCCGACGTGCTGCCGCCTGCGTTGTTCACCATGCCGCGAGTGTCGGCTGTTCCGAATCCGCTGCTGCCAGACTGCCCTGGATAGAATCCAGTATTGGCGATCACGCCGAAGAATTCATCGTCCTCGCGGTTGGCTGCCCCCGTGAAATAGGAAAGCTCCGCGTACCATTTGCCCGAACTCTTGGCGGTTGTTGTGTAAACGCTTTTCTCGGAGTTGCCCGATCCTGTCGCGGTTCGGTCGGAATTGCTGTAGGTAATAGATCCGACGCCAGTTGTCCACTTGGCGGCGGGCAGCACGCCACGGATCCGCGTCAGAGGCAGAAGTCTCAGCCCCTGCTCTCCGTATGTCACCTCTCGGCGTGCGCTGCGGCGTGCTCCTGCAGGCATGGCTCAAACGTCCTTCACGCCGTGGATCTGGACCGTGACCTTTGAGGCCGTGGTGGTCACCCCTTGGATGCTGTCGTTCGTGTCCTCTAGAACGGCGCCATCGCCGGGGAACTCGAACACAAACGTCTCGAGGGCCGCCAGACTGATCTCGAGGAACTGGTTCGTCACCGCCGCCGTTCCCAGGCTGCCGGTGGAATCGGGCACCCGGTAGAGCTTCACCACCTCGGTGGTGGTGTTGGAATTGAACAGGGTCAAGCCTTTTACGAAGGTTATCGTCGAGGCTGAATTAGCGTAAAGCGATCCCACCGTGCTGGGGATCGTCTGAATCTCGGCCAGCCGGCCGCGTGTGATTGCCATAGCCTCAGCTCGTTAGATCGTTGACCGTGGTCCGGTAGCGCACCACGTACCGGCAGGAAGTCCAGCCGGCGGTGGCGTCGCCCTGCTCGCGCTGGTGCTGAACCGGCCCCGGCCATGTCTCCATCGCCAGGCCACCCAGGGTGCGGTCGGCCATCAGCAGGCCGTGGAGGCTGGCGACGATCGGCGCCGCCAGCTGCTCAGGGATCGGGCCGCGGGTGTGGACGTGCACCATCACGTCGAGGCGCCAGTCGATCCTGCAGCCGCTCACGGGCGGCTCGGCCGGCACGTCGTCGCCGGGCTCGATCACGATCGCCGGGGCATCATTGCGGGCGAAGGCTTCCACCCGCGAGCGGTAGACCCGGCCGCTGACGCCTGTCGTCGTCGCCAGGGCTGAGGCCACCGCCGCCAGGATGCGCTCGCGTTTGATCGCGGTCATGGGCGCGGAAATCCGTCTGCGCAGGCTGAGGGCAGTCTATCGGCGCCAGCCAGCGGGGCCGCCCTCACGGGATCGCCGCCGCGAACGCGGCCACCAGCGCCGTGACGCGGGCGTCGAGGAGAGTCAGGTTGAGCGACTCGCCGATGGAGTAGAAGGCGAGGCGGGCGTCTACCCGATCATGCGCAAAGGTAGAGCCCTGAAATACACTTACGTTGCCGGCGTTGGGGGTCTGACTGGGCGCTGTGTAGAGCGCCGACGCGCCACCAGCCCGTCCTGCTATTTCTGACGCACTGCTTCGTGATGCCCCGACAAAGCCAGTTGATCTGGCCACCCCAGCTGGGTAGGTACCCTGAACGAGGCCAAACTCAAACCTATTTGCTGGTGATCCTGTGGCTGATCGACTGATAAGGTAAGACCATCCGGTCGCCGTATAGGCTGAGCCCATTAAAGCAGGATTGGGTTGGTTCGTGTTTAGCTCGCTCACATAACACGCAAGGTGCCGTGAGTTTTGGGGCTCTGATCCGTGGCTCCGATTACTGCTAAGGTACTTCGTACTCCCATCCCCCACCAGCCCCGTCTTCCTGTTGTAGTCGCCACTCACAAAGTTGAAGTTCGTCGGAGCCGCCCCCACCAGTGGCACCAGCGCCCCACTCAACGTTCTGGCGCCAGCGAGGATGCACGAGGCTTTCAGTGCCGGCCAGGTGCCGTCCGCCTTACACCCCTTGACGAAGGCATTGATCGCCATGCGGGTGGCGGTTTCGAGCGCTTGGCCGTCTGCTGCTTCGACGGCAGCGATGTAGGTCGCAGCGTCTGGGTCGTCGGGCATCTGCCAAGACGGCGTGATACGCACCGAGGCCCCAGTCGGCTTCGCCAGGCGCAGCGCAGACCCCGTGGGCTTGGCGATCCTCAGACTCACGGCGCCTCCTGTGCCACGGGCCGGTCGTAGGCGAGGAGTACCGTAACGCGTTCCGGCGCCAGCAGTTCGGCGTCCACCAGCACCTGCAGGCCGGGGGCGAGGCGGGGGTCGTCGAAATTCACCAGAGGCTCGGAGAGGAGGGTGGCGAGCAAGCCGCCAACGGTGGCGTCGGTCTCGGCTGCGGCGAGGATGCCGGCGTATTCGACGGGGGTGAAGCGGGCGATGAAGGCGGCAGAGGTGATGACGCCGATCTTGTACAAGTCGGCGTAGCTTTTGCCTTGGAGCGCCAGCAGCTCCAGCGCGAGGGCTTCGGGCGTGGTGCCGTTGCGGTTGGCGGCCTCGATCAGGCCGTCCGTGGCGCGGGTGGAGGGGAGGGTGATGGTGATGGTCATGGTCAGGATGCTCGGTAGGTGACCCAGGTGGTGGCGCCGGTTCGCCTGGAGATGAAGCGGCCCGACGTTCCGGCGGCTACCGCAGCAGCGCCGACGATGGTGTGGCTGGCGCCGGCCAGCAGCGTGGCGGCATTGGAGCCGGTGTTGATGACGCTCCAGAGCACGCCCATGTCGGTGAAAGGCGCTGTGAAGCCGCCGTCCATGAGGGTGCCGGTGGGCAGGGTCATGTCCACGGCAGCAGCTGTGGTGGTGGTGATGATGCCGGTGAGGATGTTGGCGATCGTCAGGGTGGCCGTGGTGTTGACGGCAGCCGGCGTGGGCTGGGTTGCCATCACCACGCCCGTGGCATTGAGGGCCCAGCGGGTGACGCCATTGAGCTGCAGATCCAGCAGCCGGCCCGCAAAGCCACTGGCCGCGTTGACGCCAAGCCCCGTGCCGCTGGTGCTCCAGGCGGTGGAGGTGGTGCCAGCCGGCTCGATCAGGAAGTGGGGCTTCGTCGTGGTGGCGGTGCCGCCGGTGAACCACGTGCCGGTAAAGACCTTGGCGGGGGAGCTGGCGAGGCTGGTGTAGCTATTGATCAGGCGGCCCGCCAGGGTGACGTTTGTGCCGTCGAAAGTGAGGGTGCTGATGCCAGCGAGGGCGCCGCCGTTGTTGTACAGCACCTGGGTGCTGGAGCCGCCGACCAGTGCCAGCGTGCCCGTGGCGTCCGGGAACGACACCGTGCGGTTGGCGGTGGGGGTGATGGTCTGGAGCGTGGTGGTGAACGAGCCGCCGTCGCTGAGCGTCAGATCACCACCGAGGCTCAGGGCGTTGGTGGTTTTGTTGTATGTGAAGTCGGCGTCACCGCCGAAGGCGCCGGCGTCGTTGAACTGCACCTGAGTGTCAGAGCCGCTGGGGGTACCGCTGCCGCCGCCGCCCGCCTCGTCCAGCGTGCCCGTGAATGGGTTGAATTTCCAGCCCATGGCTCAGCTCTTGGTGACGGATGCGAGGTTGTTGCTGCCGTCGTACGCCAGCGTCAAAGTAGCCACCACCGTGCCGCTGGCGCCGCCGCTCTTGTAGACCACGCCCGTCAGGTTGCTGCCGGTGTAGCTGCAGCTCAGATAGTCGTGGGCGGGGATCTCCAGCCCCGGCACCACAGGCGCGGGGAAGTAGAGGTCGTCAAGTTCGTCTGGGGTGTTTGGCTTATTGACCCGGATCGCGGGGACCAGTGTCGCCATGATGTGATCCTCCTATGTTTTTTGCAGGCTCAGGGCCAGAAACACTCCGTCATCAAGTAGCCGGCTTTCCCGCACGGTGTAGGCCACACCGCCCACGGTGATGCTCGAGCCGTAGCCCAGGCCGCCAAACTCCGAAGCCAGCACCCGCAGGGTGTAGTCCGTCGAAATCACCATGTTGTCCATGATCACCTCGCCCGGCATGTCGAGGATCCCCACGCCAGAAACGGCGCCAGCTGTGACGCTGACGCCGAAATCGGCGAGGAACAGATCGGGATCCTCGGTGAACATCAGCCGTATTTCTTCAGGCCGATGCCGTTCACGATCATGGAGCTCGAGCCGGTGCCGGCGTCACTGGTGACGCTGAACCGCACGAACGCCTTCAGCGCGTCAGCGTTGAGGGTGATCACCTCCTTGGCTGCAGCGTTCCCGACCTGGGTGAAGCCGCCGCCGGTGACGGCCGCGTAGGTGCCGCCGAGGGTGTCGCTGTGCTCGATCCGGCAATCGAACGTCGCGCCGCTGCCGGCCGCCGTCGCGTTCAGGATCAGCTGAATGTCGCCCTCGTAGTCGGAGATGTCGACGCCGGTCTGATCGCCGATCGCCGTGATGGTGGCGGCGCAGAGGGCGAAGTGCTGGAGTTTCTCCAGCGTGGCGGGATGAATGGCCATGGCCTCAGGTGGTGCGGGGTTTGCGGGTGCGGGCCGCCTTCGGCCCAGGGCTGGCTGGCTGCTCGAGGATCTCCACGGCCATGGGCGGCTCCTGGGCCGGCCGCGCCTTCCTGATCGCAATCAGAAAACGCGCGTCCCGCTCGGCCACCTCCAGTACCTCCCCAGCTTTCACGGGGCGGCCCTGAATCGACGTGTCGCGGAGAATCTCGAGCAGCATCAGATCAGCTCACATCACAGGGTGTTGTTGCCGCGGCAGAACGCCTCGGGGTGACGCACGGCGATGTCGAGGTCCTGGAAGGCCGTGACGCGGATGCCGCCGGACGTGTCGAGGGCGTAAGGATTGACCTGAAGATCAACGCCACTCCACATCCCGATGATCAGCTGGTTCCACACGCCGAAGAACACG